CTTTGTCTTTGGAACTGGTGCTTGCGAAGTTGTTGCAAGGCTTTTGGCCTTGTCGTCTTCGAAGTCAGAACCTTGTCCAAACTTAGCGTCTGTTGGTTTACCTTTAACAGGGTTACCTACAGCGTTTTCGTCTAGTGTGTTCTCTGAAACTTCAACTTTGTCATCGAGTTTCACATCATCAAGGAGCTGTTCAGATTGTTGGATGTCTTTTTCTTGTGACATTCAAATCACTCCTTATTGTTAAAGTTTAGAGAGGAAATGTTGGAAAACACGTACTTGAGCTTCAGCAAGCTGAGCCTTTGGAGTTCTCTTAATTTCAGTCTCAATTTCGTCAATTTCTTGAGGTGTTAGTATACCGTTTTCATATATCCATTCAACGCCTTCCATGATTCCGTTTACGAAAGCACTTGGGGCTGAAGGATCTTGAACAATGTCTACTGTCGCTAAGTGAAAATCATTTTTTACATAATTCACACCGTTGCGCGTCTCAAGACTACCCATACCACGAGATGATACTCCCAGTTTCACACCACCTTCGAGCAAACCTTTTACGATTTGGCCCATAGGCGTTTCTAGGATTTTTGCCTTACCAATTACATTATTACCTTCGAAACGAAGATCTGTAATTAGGTGAGATACTTTGTCTAGGTTGATAGTTGGGCCTTCTGGATGATTAAGCTCTCCAACTGCTCTACCTGTTTTAACTTGCTCTTCGATATATTTTTCGACAGCAGGTTGTAAAATTTTAGATTCATAGATGCGACCATTACGGTTTTTAGCATCGGCCATCATGAAGATACCTTCAATAAAGACGTCTGTCTTACCGTTCTGCTTGGCTTCAGTAATATACTGAATGCCTGAATCGATTTGTTCTGTAATTAACTTCATTCGTTTTCCATTGCCTCTATTGCATCTTTGGCTGCTTCATCAGCAGCATCTTTAGTTTTGAAATATTCAACTTCTAAACCATTTATGCATACTACAAAAAAGCCGGCAGTCTTCTTGACTTCGACTTTTGTATCACCACTAGCTTCGTATAACTGACTAGTAGTTCTGTATTCTTTAAACTTCTTCAGTTCCATTTTCGTCTGATGTTTCCGTTGTGTCAATATCAACCTCTTCACCAGAGTCAATAGAATCTTCTGTTTCTACTTGACCACCATAGATGCCTTGAGCCACTTCAATCTTTTTAGCATCGATAGCATCTGCAATCTTAGCATTTAAAGCATCTGAAAAAGATGAATTCATAACGTCTTTATCACCAGCTGCAATCGCATTCAATAAATTTATTGCATAATCACTCATAATTACCTCTTTCAATTGTATTTATAAAATATTATTTCTTAGCATCATCTTCAAGAGGTGGTGCTAATTCATCTCCCTGTTGGGAATCCATAGCCTCTTGATTGATCTCTTTATCAATATCACTAATCTCTTCTTCAGTCTGCATAAGGATATTCTTACGAACCCAAGCTGCAGAATAGTATTTACCAACAAATGGATCTACCATCTGAAGACTGTTCATTCTTTCACGAATAACTTCTGATTCTTTAAGTTCAGCAAAGTAGTTATCCTTAAGGAAGTCAATAACAATATCTTCCTTCATCTTATCCCAGTCTTCTATGGTGATAACACCTTTAAGAATCAACTGAGTTTTAAGGACTTGCATGAATAACTCAGAGAACTTCTTACGAAGACGCTGAACAAACTTACTAAACTTAACTTCATCTCGTGAGATCTCTGTAGAACGACCTAATACAAATGATTGGTTCTCTTCTAAACGAGATACAGGAACGTTAAGTGACTTATATAGTTTCTTTTGGAAGTAGAGGATGTCTTCAATTTGACCTAAGTTCTCACCACCTGGAAGTGTTGTGATCTCTGTACCCTTACCACCTTCACGACGTGGAAGCCAAAAGTCTTCCAACATAGACATGTGTTTACGATCATCTCTGATCTCGCCAGTGTTGGCATCATAAACAATCTTATTCTTATAACGTGCCATAATGTCACGTAAGTATGCTTCGGCTTTACCCTTAGGTAGATTACCAACGTCAATATAAAAGATACGACGTTCTGGAGCACGAGCCAAACGATAGATGACTAATGAGTCTTCCATCATTCTTAATTGGTTTACCGGTTTAATAGCTTTAAACAAGAAACCTAAAACTTTTTTAGACTGCTGATCTAATAATCCTGATGGAACATAGACAATAGCATCTTTATTAATTTTTAAACCTGTGTTTGATTTACCTTGAATTGTATCTTGGTAGATATAGAACTCATTGTAACCTTTAACAAGTTTAGCACCAGTCTTTAGATCTTTATCTTCAATGACTTGGCGAACTTTACGAATATGCAATGCATCAATAGGACGTAGTTCTGTGATACCTTGCTTTGGATTTTTTTCATCAATAATCATGTGGTAATATAATCTACCATCGACATACCACTTACGGAAGATGTCATGGCCATTAGAACCAAATGATAATAGTTTAGTTACAGAATCAAACTCTTCACGAATAAGGTTTTTAATCTTATCATTATATCCATCTAAATTATCTGTTACGATTTCTACAGCTTGGTCATCTTCATTAGAAACAATTGCTTCATTAACGATGTCCTCAATTGCAGAATCACACTCAGGATAAAGTGCGATCTCTCTATACTTTTTAATTAAGTCAGAGTCGTCTTTAGCCTTAGTGCCTTCCATATCGACGTACTGACCAAAGTATCCACCAGCTGCAATGACACTACTGCCATCATCAGATTCAGGAGGAACAAATGACTTAGCCTTAGATTGAGCTAAATCTTCTTCTTTTTTACGTGTTATTGAAAGACCAAATAATTCCATTTTTTCTACCTTTTGTTATAACGAAGAGGAGAGAAGGTTACCCCTCTCTCCTATATTTATCTACCTAAATTAAGAGGTAGTATCACTTTCCCAGTACTGTACTTGTAACTCAACTGTGAATTCTTCGATTGCATCTGAAGAATCATAAGACAATTCGATAGAAGATAAGTTAGTAGGGAATGTACCACGGAAGTTGTACACTTTTACTTCGTTACCTGCTTTGTCTAATTGAGCAACTGACATATCAGCTTGATAGTCAACTGGATTTGTAAGACCTGTGTTGTTGTTATGCTGGTTGATACCATTCATCCAACGTTCAAAAGCGTTACGAATCTTAAAGTCAATATCGTTAATGATAGTGATTGTCCAAGGTTCAAACGTACGGTCACCAGCCATTTGCAATTGACGTCCACGGAATGGAACAGTAATTGTATTGACTACTGATGAAGGTAATTGAGCTGCCTTAACTAAGAAGGAAGTCAATTCAACATCACCTCCAGCGTAAGCTGGAAAATTGACTGTAGCTTTGAAGAGGTTAGGACGAGCACCGCCACCAACTAATTTCGATTTGAAGTCATCAACTCCTAGAATAGCCATGATTAACCTCCAATTTCTGCAAAATCAACACCAGTACGAGTGGCAATGAAATTGAGAGTAATAAAGTTGATTGAGCGTGCTGGCTTGATGTAGATATCTGCAACAAATTGATTTGTATCGATAATCTCACCAGTGTTATTTGTAGAATCACAAACAACTTTAAAGTCAGTAATACCACGACGACCTTTGATCTCACGAAGGAAAGGTTCTGTCATATTACGGAACATAGCACGAGTGAATTCATCGTTAAGCTCAAACAACTGATACTTAGCAGCAGTAGCAATAGCTTTTTCTAATACGATGAATAAGCGACGTACGTTAATACGATCGAATGCACTTGGTTTAGACTGTAGAGTCTTATCGCCAAATAGGATTGTACCTTCACCAGGGAATGATACGATTGGGTTTACACGGCGTTTGTATAAATCATCGCGTTCAGCTTTCTTAGGGTTGAATGCAATACGTGTAATACCTAATAGTTGACCACGGTTGTAGCCACCTGGTGAAAACCATGCATCAGCAACTTCGTCTGTGTTAGCACATAGACCAGCCATGTGACCACAAGCAGGAATAAAACGATATACGTCGTTATATTTGTCGTATACTTTAACTGATGTAGAATCCAAGAAGCCGTATGAGCTTGATGTTAGTTGATCAGCGAAAGCAATAACTGATGCAGCAGGAGTTGCATTACCAACAGTAGATGCTAGTGGAGGAGAGATAAAGCAAACTAAGTCTTTACGATTCTCTGCAATAGCAATAAGGTTATTAGCCTGTGTTACACCATCAGCAGAAGCAAGAGTTGGAGCACCGATTAGTAGGTTAACATCAACTGTTTCAGCATCATTGAATAACTGGAATCCAGTATCAATGTTACCAACAGTAAGGTCACCACCATTTGCACCACCAGCTAATGAAACTGTAGTTGCTGTAGTCATTACTGTGAATGTTGAAGCTGATGCAGCATTACCAGCATCAGGTAAACCTGCAATATGATCCATCCACCAAATGTATTTTGATGTTGAATTAATTACTTCTTTGTAATAATTTGTTGAGCCGTCAAATGCCTTAGCATCACGAGCTTGAGAAACAAATGCAAACTTTTCAAGGATTGTACCAGCTACTCCAGTGATAACACCATCTTCATCGATAACGATGATATGCATTTCGTCTGCAGTACCACCTACAGTAGAAGCATAAGTTGATGTTCCTGGCGCGCCAGTGAATTGATCTTTATATGTCCAAGCAGTAAATGCAACGGTGCTAGCTGGGCATAAGGAAACTCTTAATGAGCTACCAATTAGACCAGGACACTTAGCAGCCCAGATGCCTACAGCACCTTGACCTTCAGCATAACTGTTGTCGTATATATCTTTGTTTTTAATTAGCAACCCAGTACCCGCGCCTGACACGCCTGATGTTGCATTGAGTGCGCCAGTGCCAACTGAGCGAACTACTTTTAGATTGTTACCGTACTTTAGAAAAGAAGCTGCATTAAGAAAATAAGCAGCAGTAGCAGCAGTTGGCGTACCAAATGTGTCTACAAGATCTTTCTCAGAAGTAATGGTTACAATCTCCTCGACCGGTCCCCAAATCGATTGTATTACAGTCGCTCCAATTGAAGTAGAGACTGCAGGTACAACGTTTGTAAGATCGATTTCGCGTACTTGTACGCCAGGAGAAACTTGAAAAGCCATTTTTCTCTACCTCGATTTTAGTGTTGATGATAAGTTATTTGAGAGCATAATATGATTCATGATAAGAATATTCACTTCTACTTGTATTTATAATTTATGAATCTTGTCTTTTTGTATGATAACCACATCATCACCAGAGGCAATATTAATCTTCTTATCTTTATAATGCTTTACCTTCTTAATCTCCAATAGAGGTTTCTTAATCGCTGCTGGAGGTTTAGCTTTAGGTTTACGTTTTACAGGTGGTACTAAAGGTTCTTTTATAATAATAGGTTTTTCTACAGGTATTGGTTTTTTACTATCCTGTATTTTCTTTAACTCCATATTAGCTGCAATCAATAGAAGGATAGCCAATGGATCAAATACGAAGATGATAAGAATAATCATCATTCTTACAGCTTTACCAATAGTCTCCTCAGCGCTATCACCATAGACTAACTCAGCCACATACTTAATAGGACCTACTTCGGCCTCGACTTTTCGTACTTCTGCTGCGATAGGTGCACGCTCTTCGCTAATGGTAGCAATAGTTTTCTGTTCGGCTTGGATCTCAGACTGAAGCCTTGCACGTTCTTTTTGCTGGGAACGTCTAATGCTAACTGCTTTATCCGCACCTGTTTCTGAACTGCTTCTTGCCATGACTTGGTCCACAGCTTCATCCATTTGTTTAAGAGCTTTACGGTTTGCATCAATATTATCCTTTGATGTTTTAATCTTCTCATCGTATATAGACATCTTTGATGCAGATTCACCAATGATTACTGATTGATCAAGGTGTGCTTTTGATAGGTAACCAAAGATACCCATTGATGTAATGATTGAAAGGATAACCACAGCAGATGAAAAATAATATTTCAACATGCGTGATGTAGTATTCCAGTTGCGATAAACCCAAGATGCAGCAACTAACTTACCAATACCTAATGCAGCTCCCATAACAATAGAGGCTACAGGTTGTGATGAGAATATTGATACTAATCCTGCGATCGAGTAAAACTCAGCTACACCAGAAATGATGAATGCTGAAGCAAATAATACAGTTGCAAAATTCATTAAAAATTTCCTTTCATAAACCTATCGTCAAAGGCTTTGTCTATGTCCCATAGTTGACCTTCATCGTCAACAATAGTTGTTTCTTCTCTGCCATCTTCAATAAATCCAAATGGAAGTACTTCATCTTCAATCTGTTTAGCTTGTTGTGAGTAAATAAAGGTTCTCATATTACTATCCATCATCTCACTAAACATAGGAGTTGATGAGAACCAGCCAAACAAAACCAAGTTCATCATTAAGTCATCATGGTTATTTGATGATGCTTCGTATGATTGACCTTTTGCAACAAATGTAGACATCTCGACGATTGTTTGTGCGTCTACAATATTAATCTTATTTTGCTCAACTAAGTCTTTAATGTTTGAGCAACCAATCTTCTTAACTTTCTTATCCATGAATACACCAATTCCATCAGACTTAACTGTAGATGAAACGTATGTGTTCTCGTATTCAAGATCGTAATATAAACCATTACAAACAACTGAACCTTGATCGTTATTCTCAATAACAACAATAGCGTTATTGTAAAGACGTGCATATTTTCTAATGACATCAGGGAATAACAAAGGTGATATCATGTTATCACGATATGTTGCCACTTGTTTAAACGGTCGTTCTGTTATATCTATGAGGTTAAAAGTAGAGTAGTCTTGGCCTCTGCCGCGTGCTACGTCTACGAACATCATGTAAATGTGATCAGGAGTAATATTACCAGTCTCTTCGTCTTTACCTGCTTTAGTAGGAGTGTAATAGACATTCACATTATTCATTGAATAAATTGGTTGTCTAGACTTCAACTTCAATAATGAATTAGCATTGATAAGAGTATTACCAGTACCGTGGAAGTTATTACCAAATTCTTGGTCGAACTGTAATTCAGATGTGTTGGCAACAGTTGTTCGTTTCCAATCTTCATCACGTCCAGGAACGTCCCACCAATCAACTCTGAATGGTTTGTACTCATTAGTACCTTGAACTGCACCTTCCCAGATTTTGTGAAATACATTGCCAATACCATTAGCAGTAGATGTAATGATAACCCGAGTAGACTTACCTGATGTAACTACTGGGTATGTAGATGTATAGAACCTTGCATCGTTATCAACGAATGCAAACTCATCAAGGAACAATACGTTAACAGACATACCACGAATAGAAGAACCTGAGGTTGCAGATGAAACAATGCGTGAGTTATTAGAAAACTCAATTGACTTTTTGTTTAGGGATTTGCAACCAGGCTGTAAGAAGAACGGTAAGTTCTCAAGCGCTAGTGTGATACGACCAATCATCTCCATCGCTGTT